GGAATTTTTTTGTTGTTTGGACGAGCTTCGGCTCTGAGAACGCAAAGAAATGGCTGAACTTCTTAAAGTGTGTTTTGATGAGATGATGAAAAGTGGAAATTGTAGTTTTGAACATCTAATGGAGAAGATGAATGACGCTGGAATTGATTTGGATAAATGGAAGCAAGCTTTTGATGGTGCTAGACTACCACAAAGAATGACTAAATCGACCCTTGCAATACAAAACACAAATCTGGAGAAAGAGATTGTCATGCTGAGAGCGAAGGAACACCGACACGGTTACGACAAAAACAAAAGAACACTTGCAAATTTTGACGTTGAGAGGAAAAATGGGAATACAATTCTAACTCCAAAAACCAGACTGGCTGAAATTATTCTGCTGAATTCAACACGGGATCTGAAACTAAGCGCACCACCATCCGACTATATTGAGGAGCTAGAGGATAAAGTGGCACAACTGGAAGAAGAGAGACTGAATCTAATGCGCTGCAACAATGATATCTACTATCAATACCTCACATTACACACAACTAGTTACTGTCTTCAAGAAACCAACAAATGGCAAGAAAAAATGATCTCAAGACTACAAGAAAACGAAATGGTGATGTCAAGTGAAATAAATGATCTGAAATCAATGGTAAGAACACTGACGAGGGAGCTAAATTATGAAATTTCATTTGAAGATGAACCAGACACAGGATACATTTCGGATGAGAACAGTCAAGTCAGTGAAGATGATCTGTCTGAACAAGAGTTAGACAATGACCAACAAGATGAAAATGAGTCAAGTGATGAAGAAATATTTGAGGATCTTGACGATCTAATCAACCAATATGAACAAAGACAGAGACTAATGGAGAGAGAACGAATTCTCAATGAACTACAAGCACCAGACTATGACACCGAGACTGATGATGAGAATGAATATGCATACAACATTGAGAGAGAGCATAGACATTGAAGATACAAGCTAATGTTAATAACTATTCAAAATTCACTTTATTGATCGTTCAGCTTAATAGCTGACTGACCATCAGCATCAATAAAGACCC